ATCAATTGATTCTTGATAATCTTCATTTCTCATGATTCCTCCTATTTGATTTTGGTAGAATCATCTGCTGTAAATTTATCTTCACGAATCTCAAGAAAAACAGGAAGAAACAAACTCTCAACATCTGAATTCTTATCTTTGATTCTTGCATTATATTTAACGGCAACAATCTTACCTACAGTTTCTTCTCTTGTGTATTTATCACGCTGTTCATCAGTGAAACCACTGCCAACGTTCACACGAATTTTTCCGTCGGCAGATTCAAGAACCAAAGCACCGAGTTTACCAACATTCTTTCCAGTCCCTTCTTGCCAATCAACACAAATTAGATCACAGTCCAATTCACCCTTGAACTTTACTTGGTGTTTAACTCGCTTATCTTCCCATGGCGAAAAAATATTCTTGAGAATAATACCTTCTTCACCGTTAGACAAAAATTCTTCAAAAATAGTTTGTGCCTCTGATTCAGAGTTCACAATGTAATTTTTAATAAGGTTAATTTTATTAGAGGCTAAACCATAACAACCATCCTTCAAGGCTCTGAACCGAGTTTCATAAGGCTTGTCACAATATCCGTCCTTGAAATCATTTAATGGAATATAATCCCAAATGGTTGCATGAATCATGTTTGCTTCTTTTTCAGAAATTGTTCCCTTTACTGCCTTGTTCAGGATGCCATTTCCCTTTTGACGATTCATGATTGTACCATCATTTTCCTTAACAATCAATTCACCATCGAATACACAATTTCCAATGCCCAAAGATTCACCTAGAGCTAGGAAAGATTCATCAAGAACGTTATGAATTTCAATTGTCTTACCGTTTCGTGACTTGAGTTCAACCTTTCCGTTATTAACGATGGCATTAAATCTCATACCATCCAACTTAAGTTGAACATAGGCTGGGTAACGCATCTTTACCATAGTTTTTTCGTCATAGCCAGATGCAAGCATGACAGGATATGTGGGGATTAATCCTGGAAAAATCTTATTAACGGTTGCAGTTGATACACCACACTTCAAATCTTTAGAAATAATTCTAATTACAGTGTCAGCAACTTCAGGATGTACGTTTTCTAAGATCCAGCGCAAACGGTCAATGGCTGCATTTCCAGTAATCTTTCGCTCGGAAATGTCTGCAAGATTAACAAACACATCTTCCCAAGACAAAGTATGCATTTTGTATTCAAACTCTGGAATCTTACGAATATAAAATTGAGTATATGGATCTAGTGCCAGAAACAATACTTTCTTGAAATCTTCGTAGTTTTCATTGTTACGAAGAATTTGTTCCCTCTCAAGTCTACTAGATGTATTTTCAAGAGTCTTAAATACCAAATACATAATATTCTCCTATTAGAGTTTACACCGTAATGTAATATAACTCTTTAGGAAGATTTTGTCAACACCTTTACGCCATACATTTTTTCAAAGTCTTTGGCATCATTTTCATCATTAACCATTGGCTTGCCACGTATGTTTAAACTGGTATTCAGAACCATTGGACATCCTGTTTCTTCGTACCAAAGTTTCAAGAACTTGTAAAAGTTTAAAGAATCATATTCTGAAACTGTTTGAACTCTTGATGTGCCATCATGATGTACAATGGCTGGGAATTCTTCTGATTTTTTACAAACCATAGTATATTGCATATAAGGGCTTTCGGGCGCATCCATGTAAAAATAATCGTTTGCCTGACTATGTAAAATGGCAGGCGCAAATGGACGAAATTTCTGTCTGCGCTTAATTTCATTCACTTTATCTTTTATTTCTGATCCTCTTGGGTCTGCTAACAAACTACGATGTCCCAATGCTCTTGGACCAAACTCTGCCCTTCCATTTGCAACACCTACAATTTTATGTTTCTTTAGCAAATCAACCAATTGTTCAGCTGGATACTGGTTATCAATGTTATGACCAAGATAAGGTGAGTCCCAAATTAATTGTGTTTTTCTTTTTGCTGCTATGGCACCTAAACTATTGCCAGCATCTCCTGGATTTGGCATAATCCAAACATTTTTAAAATATTGGTATGCAAGAGGATTGGCAACACAATTTAACGCACATCCACCGCCAAGAACAAGATTATCTGAATCTACTAAACTTCTAGCTTTAGATAAAAGAAGTTTGAAATATGTTTCGTAAATATATTGTGTTGCAGCAGCAATATCATACTTATCTTGTTCTGTTGATAACTCAGGACGCCACCAAAGACAACCGCGGTGTAAATTATGTTTTAATTTAAATAAATCTCCAAAATGAAAAAAATCATTTAAAATTAAATCATAATATTTAAATGGATCGCCGTATGCAGCCATTCCCATCAAAATGTATTCTTCTTCATTGGGTTTCAATCCAACACGTTGAGTCATTGCTGAATACCAAAGCCCCAAACTATGTGGATATTTTATACTAAACTTCTTTTTTAATTGATTGTCTTTGCCTTCCCATATAGTGGTTGTATCAAATTCACCTATAGCATCAATTACTAGTACGGCTGCATTAGTAAACATTGAGGTAAAATAACCACCAGAAGCATGACTTTCATGATGTCCAACATAATCAATTCTTTTTGTTGGTATATTATATTTTGACAAATATGAATAAACGTTATTGTTTGTTATACTTTGACCCGCGCGTATTTGTCGAAAAGTTTTCAGCCATGGATTTTCGTACCAAATAACTTCATCTGGTTTGCCATATTTTAATGCATCTGCAATTAAATCAGGATGCAAATGTGCGTCATTCTTCTTTTTAGAATAACGTTCACTCTGTGCAGCAAAAAGTATTTCATTGTGTTTGTTCACAACCGTTATTGCCGCATCGTGACTATTCGCTGAAATTCCCCAAGTAATCATATAACTTTACCAAACACAGGTATAGGTGTCATTTTATGTTTATTTTTATTATGTAAACTTCTATATTTGTCTAAAACGTACTTTTCTCTGTCACTAGTAGGTGTACCATCAAACTCCATAGCCCATTCCAATTCTTCGTATGTACACCCTAACTGGTCTTCATCAGTTCTGTCATCAGCCCACAGTCCATCGGTGGGTGGTGCTTTTATAATATCTGGTAGTATTCCTAAAATTTGAGCCAATGCATATACTTCAGATTTTTTAAGATTTCCTATTGGAGAAATATCTACAGCACCGTCACCATACTTTGTAAAAAACCCAACACCAAAATCTTCTATTTTGTTACCAGTTCCAACGACAATACCATTTTTTGCTTGTGCCAAATAATATAATGTGGTCATTCTAAGTCTAGAACGTGTATTTGCGTCAGACAGTGAATTTTTAAAATCATTTGGTATATTTGATACAAACAAATCAAATATTTTACTCAATGAAACATTTATAGGATGTACGTTTTTAAAATTCTTAGTCAACCAATTTATGTGAAGATTTGCTAATTCCAATTGATTTTTATTTTGATGAATGGGCAACGAAACAACATACGTTGGTATATTAGTTTTTGCACAAAGAGTAGAAGTTACAGCCGAATCAATTCCTCCGGAAATACCAATAACCAATGCATCTATTTTATTATCAATTGCATAATTTTTAATCCAATTAGATATAATCATATTTTTTGTCAAACTTGTCTAGTATTTCCATAATGAATTATTTTACAATTCCCCAAATTAGATTTATTTAGATATCTCCAAATATCTAAAACAACAGAACCATCTTCTATATTACAGTAAAAATTTTGATTTTCACTACCAATTATTCTACTGTAACTGTATGTTGTTGGTGCGTGGTGTGCCATTAATACTACACCGTGAACTGACTCGTGATGATCTCCTGTTAGTGGATCTACATAAATTGGATCCTTTCCGGTTAGTTCTTTTATATAATGTCCAACTAATAAGCTATAGCTACCCTCTAAGTAATGAACGCCGGGTTTATATGCTTTACCATGAATAATTAAGTTTTCTAAATTATGTTCTTCCGACAACTTAATCATTTTTTCCGCAACACGTTTTGCTTGCAATTCTCTACTATCCATGATTGCACCAAATAAATCATATCCCAAATCTAGGTTATTTGACAACCAACGAAGTGCGATATTATCTCTTGGATGACAGGCTCCAGCATCTCCCATACCAGCTTTCATATATGATGGACCCATAATACGTTGAGTACTTCTTGCTAATGCACCCGTAACAACATCCACGTTAATATTACCGGAGGTTTCAGCAACGTCCTGTATCATGTTAACAAGACCAATCTTTGCCGAAATAAACGTATTATAGAAAATCTTAATTGCCTCGGCTTCATCCCACGTACCAACTTCATAACGAGGATCATTTTGCATCATAGTCTTATAGAAATCAATAAGAATTTTAGCATCACCTGTTAATGACCCATCTTCGGTTCCAATGATTACCATTTCTGGATTAATCATATCCCAATTTACTGAACCCATAGCAATTAAATATGGATTATAAATGAACCGATAATTTGTGGTGTGTTGGATAAATTCCCGACGAGTTGTTCCGGGAAGAACTGTACTGATTAGAACTACTAACTGATCTTTAGTACAGTGTTTATTCAGTTCTTTCAACGTATCAGTTACGATTGAATAATCAAAATCTTTAGGTTCCAAATGTGCGGTTGGAGTTTCACCACCATAAGAACTGTCGTGGGGAGTTGGTACTGCGATGAAAATAAGTTCTCTATCTTTTACAGCTTCTTCTATAGTTGGTAATAATGGAAATTCAGCAAGACCGTGGTCAACAATATCATAACCCACCAAATCGTGCCCAACTCTTTGCATTTCATTTGCACAAGGGGCGCCTAATTTACCACAACCAATCATTGCTATTTTCATTGAAGTAGTCCTTTTGAATTTATATATGTAACCCATTTTTCTGCTAGTATATATGAATCTTTTAAGTCAACATGAAATCTAGCGGCCGTATTATTTGAAGGATAGTTGCGAGGATCCATATCAAAATTTGCAATTTTATCATCACAAAAATAAAAATTATCCCTAGGCAAACCTGATGTGATGAAAACATAAGGTATACCAAAATCATCCAATTTTCTAAGACCTTCAGCTATAACCCATGTATCCAATTGTTTTTTCCAGCTGCTATTGTAACAGTATAAAAAGTAATCCTTTATGATTTTCATTTGTTCTTCAGTAAGTGCAGATTTGTTTGAACCAGAAATATTGTGCCAACGAGGATCACTAAGTGAAAAAATATTATTGATAGTTTCACTAATCAACGAAGGTTCTGTGTATTTGAATATATTTAGCTCGGAAGATACATCTGGGAAGTTTTTATAGTTTATATTAGACAATCCGACCGCTGGATCAAAAGTTCCGCCTATGAAAGGGATTTCAATGCGGTTTTCAGACGTAG